TTTCTCCTTAGTAGCTCAGCACGTCTGAGTCAAGTATACCTGAAATGCTTGAATCTAACACGAAGCCAGCCAATAAAGGCTCGCTCGTAAATAGTGTGGTCATCCAGCTTGCTTTTGTAATGTTGTGATGTATGCCCTGCACAAGGCTAGGCTGATTGACTGTTGTATTACCCGGCATTGTCTTAATAACGCTTATACCATCTAGCAATTCGAGGTCTACGCCAGCGATAGGCTTGGTTGGGTTAATATCATCGTAAAGGTTAAGTGAAATGCTATCTACGCGTACCTCAGGGTCTTTACGAGTCGCTAGGATGCCTTTAGCCTGATTAAGTGCCTCGGTGTCAGTCTGTACCAAAATGCCTGAGCGTGTACCTGAGTGTAGGAAATACTTATCAATGGATGCCTGATCAAAAGCGTTCTGAGCTGTACCGCCTGAGCGGGTAACAGTTACGCTGTTCACAAGGTTTGTATCGTCAAATGCTACAACGGCATTGGTATAGGTAATTCCTGTGCCGTCATCGCTGAACGCGTAAGCCGCTGTCGCTGGCTCAGCAATAAGGTTATCGCGGCTAACAAAGCGCACCATACCTTCGCTGTCTACAAACAAGCCGCCAAACTCGCTGTCAGATACCACGTTTAAGGCATCTAGCGCGGTTCTAGAGCCACCCGGATCAGCTTGTAGGGTAGTTTGACCAGCATCGACATTTCGAAGGCTTACAGGCCATTCTATGGCATCTAGGATGGCATTTACGCGTGCCCCTGATAGTTGCCCAGCAGGTGCGCCTGTAACTGTGCTAACAGTCGATCCGGCAAGCAGCTTGAAGCCGTCTACGCACTTTAAGTTCACTGTACTTAGATCCTCGTTACCTTGTCTAAAACCTGTATCGTAATTGGTAATAAAACCGCTAAATAGGTAATAATCAACGCCTAAATAGGTTGCATAGATAATAATCTGCCGTAGAGGCACGAGATTGGGATAATAAGCCCCGGCAGGGTTCATCGGATTCCAATCGCCGTTTTGGTCATACAAGACCACATCGGCTGTGCCAGCTTCAAACTTGCTAGCAATACGAGAACGACCCCTGCGAATATTGACCCTAGTTACTAAATCAGTAATCTCGACTGGCAACGTGCCTGATCCTAAGCGGTTAGTACCTAATATGCCTTTGGTTGCGCTATCTAGGATAAGCGGGTTAGTTTCAAAAGCGGTATTACTGTCAAAGTCTACAAATACGCGCAGTTGAGGTGCTGACATTACAAAGCCACCGCGTTAAGGGTAATCGACTGGCCTCGCTTTTGTACCTCGTATAAGCCTTCAGTAATAACCTGAATTAAATCATCGTTAGACATGACGTTCCCAGCCACGTTTACAGTTACGTTAGCAGGTTGGAAACCACCTGCACCAAAAGTGCCAATAGTTGAAAATATGTCTGCGATGCGTTGTCTAGCATTAGCCTCGTTAGGTGTGTCGTTAGCCTGTCCGGTCATGACTGTACCGCTGTTAGCAATAATGGTTGCGCCATTGACTGTAAAGGTATTAAACGGATTAGCTGTAACGCCGTTACCCATGATGATATTAACACCTGAAGGGTCTGTCGGGTTAGCAGTTATAGCAGTATTAGATCCACCGCCACCGCCGCCATTACCGCCGCCGGAAGCACCGCCATTACCACCGCCACCTGCGCCGTTGCCTGAGCCAAAGCCGTTGATAGCACCTTTGATAGCGTTAATCTTGGACAGCAAGCGATCCAAAATGCTATCCCAATCCTCAAAAGGATTTTTAGCCTTAGGTATGGTTGCAATGCCTGTGTTAAGCAAGAATAGGCGTGTTTGTGCGTTAATAATCTTAGCAATTACATCTGTGGCAGTATCGCCTGTCTTTAAGGTGATACCTAAGTTTTCTAATGCTGGCTTTTGAAGCATTAACACGGCTTGTGTCAGCTTATCGGCTGCCTCAGCGTTCTCGCTATAAATAGCAAGCAAGGCAGTTAGGCGTAAGCGGTTTTCCTCAGTTACGCGGTTTTGCAACGCAGCTACTAACTGGATCGCTTCCATATCAAAGACTGTGCCGGCACGCTTTAATTGTTGTTGCTCGCGTTCGCGCCTTGCTTGTTCACGTGCGCGTTTTGCAGCTTCATTAGCTTGTTTCTTTTGTAATGCCTCTAATTGCTTAGCTCGCTTTAATGCTTCAGCTTCAGCCTTTTTACGCGCTCTTTCATTGGCTAAAGGATCACCTGCGCTAGGAAAGAATAAGGGTTTGTTGCGCTTACCCATATCACGGAAGGCCAGTAGGAAATTACCGCCATATCGCAGCATGCCACCTGCAAAATCTTTGAAAGTGCGGGCAACGTTTTCAAACGTAAAAAATGATCTAGTTAATTCTGCGAACCCACGAGTAACATTTGCGACACTTTCACCAAAAGCATCCATGCCTTTTGTGCCAGCACCTATGCCACCATCTCCGGCAAGGATTTCAAAAGCATCTACTAAACCTTTACCGATAGTTTCTTGCATGTTGGCAAAAGCAACATTAAGCACACCAACCTTGCCCGCATAGGTTTCAAGATAAGCTGCGTTTTGTCCGGTGAATTGCTTGGTCAATAAAGCTTGTAATTCAGCAAAACTCTTGGTTTGTAGCTCTGTGCGGCTTAATCCTATGTTGTATTTAGCTAAGCTGCGGGTTTGGCCTACATAGGCTTTAGCAAGATCCTGTGATACCGATGCTACGTCTGCGCCTGTTGCGCGTGACATTTCTAGGGCTAGGTTTAATAATTCTTGTGATTTAGTGACTGAGCCTGTGGTCATTAACAATGACTGCATCGCGGGGCGTAGGCTGTCATCTAGCACGCCACTTGCTTGCTCTAGGTCTGAAATAAACTGCGTTACTCGTGTATCCTCAAAAGCTAACCCTAAATTATTTAAAGTCTGCGTTAATCTAAACGCTGCTTTTTGATCATCACTAAAAGCCTTTACTGAAGCCTTGCCAAATTGGTAAATTTGTTGAACCGATAACGTAGCACCTAAAGTTTTGGCTAATGTCTTTAATTGGCGGTCTAAACTGTTGGTAGCTTTTGAAGCTTGCTTAAACCCTTTATCTTTGAACTCAGAGGCTATATCAATGCGAATAACTGACATTAGGCAGCCTTTCTAGCCTGTGTGCGTTGTCTGAATAATCTAGATGCCTTATCTATGGCTTTGAAAGTCGCATCTAAAGCCTTGCCGTTATTCTCTGCATAAGCAGCATAAAGCAAGCGACCACGGCCTCTATCAAACTTATCGTATTGCTTTAAGCCGCCGATATCGTTCATAGCACCGACAAAAATACGGCCAGCATCGGGGTTATTTGAACTGCCAAACTTAGCCGTATCCCCTGAACGCTTATTGCCTAATTGCTTACGGCCATAAGGGTTTACACGGCCAGCGGTTTCAATAATCATGCCGGCAGCTGATTTGTTAAATAGTGAATATAGGCCAGAGAAACCTTGACGATTGCGGCGTTGTCTGCCTAATGAATAAGTCAAGCCACGGCGAATTAGGCCGCTGTTATATGTTGGGAACGCTCTATCACGGCTTGTACGTGAAATTGGCTCTGCGCCCTTATCGTTCCAGTTATACAGATTACCCGGTGCTGATCCGGGAACTTTAGCCCTAGCATCGGTGATAACTTCTTTTAACGCTACTTTTATTTCAGCGTTCATTTCCTTATACAGGTCAGGGGCATACTTGCGTAACGCCTTTTTAAGGTCTGTTACTCCGTTTACCACGACTGGCAATTTTCCGCTCCTCTGCCTGTTTCTTTAGCACCGCGTATATTGCTTTAAGCAAGTCACGATCCATATTTATAAACTCGCTAGGCGCGATGCCCAGATTTACCGATAGCTCAGCTATATGGTAAGTCCAAGCATCACGCGTTAGCCATTTGGGTATTCGTCACCTAGAACCTCAACAGCCTTTAAGGTATCTAGGAACTTTTCACCGAAAGGATAAACCTCAGGTGCACCTGCTCTACGCAAGCACTCCCATGCAAGCCAGTAAATGTCCGATTGCTTTTGATCCTCTTGAAAAGCTTTATAAAAACCTTTCTTAGCATGCATTTCGAACGCGTACTCAATCGCCGGAGTAATGTCATGAACACTCTCTGTGCCATCTGCCCTAGTAACTTTAAGTCTTGCCATTTTTTGCCCCTTTTATTAAATTAGAACGAGCCGGTTGTGGCTACTGTTACTGCTGAGTTTACTGTGAAAGTAATGTCCATTGTGGCCATGTCACCTGTTGCACCATTGATAGGTGTTAGGTTGTTTACCAAAATGTCGAAAGTGTAGAGAGGGTTAGCAGCTCCTACTGAAGCCACCTTATCCTGCACCATTTTTACCGCTGCGGTTGTTCCAAAAGCTGCCTGAAGGGTAGCTAGAACGTTAGCCGATGCGGTGTCATTTAGGAATGAAACAGTTAGGGTTGCAGACTCCAAGCCTTTTACGAACTTGTGAGCTGTGTCACCCATAGCTGTAACTTCAAGCTCATCGAAAGCCTGATTAAGGGTAATGCTTGTTACGTGGTCGCTAAGATCGATGGTTGCAATCTTTAGTCCGACCTTGTTATTTAAGAAAATAGCCATTAACTATTCCTCATCTTTCTTAGCGGTTGGTTTAGGTGCGCTTGGAGCTGTCTGACCAATCTTTGCCAGAAAAGCCTCACGCTCTTTGTCATTATCAGCCATCTTTAACTCCAATCTGATAGAACGCTGATTGATACTTCACCGGATAGCAGATCGCCCGCTATTCCAGTCAAGACTGCCGGTGCACTAAATGTGCCTATTGAATAAGCGATGCTCGAAGCCTCTAGCTTATTTACTATGTTTAGATAGTAATCCTCAATGTTTATCAAATTACCCTGATTATCAAACATAGGTGCTAATACTACCAACTTAAAGTTTACTTTTGGCTTAACTGTTTTATAGTGGTCATTAGACGGCTCAATGTATGGATCGCCGGGTTGCACTACGATTGAGTTAGCAAGGGGAGTGGCAGGTGGGAAGGAAAACACCTGCCACGCCGCATTATCAGCTAGCGCAGTCGCGATTGTTCCTCGTAAGGTAGAGATTGCTGACATTACCCGACTTGACCGCCCGGAGCTAGGTGATCCGCAAGCAACCCACGCACGCGAGCCATGAGGGTATTGCCCATCCGGTAAGGCGAGGGTTGAAAGTCAGGTGAAATGCCGCCAGCGTTTGAGGCTTGGCGAGCTTGCCATATATCGACTGCAATCATAAGTGTTGCCTGATTAACCTCAGGTAAGGTGGCATAATCAATAGCCGTTGCGCCATAAACTCGACCCCACGGCGCAATCTTGTGATAAGCCAATGTCGTAATTTGATTTCGTACAAACTCTAACCAGCCGCCGTTTATGGCGGTAATAGTCTGGCTGCCGTTAAAGTGTTGGCGCACGTTCTCAACAGTAATAGTATCGCCGACTACGAATTGGTCAGCGTTTTCATAAATATAAATGCGGCCTGTTGTGCCGGTAGCTTCAATCGCATAAACAGATTGGGTGTTAAACCATAACTTGCCCTTGACTATATTTTCAGCGGCTTGACATACGCTTTCTACTGTTGCATCGTTATAGAGGCTGCCAATTCCAAGCGCAGCGCGAAGCTGAGCGACTGTAACGTAGGTGGCTGGCATATTTTCCTCTCTTTATGTTAGCCCCGGCGCAAGGGCTGTGCGCCGGGGTAACTTTAACGATCTATTTAGTTAGATCAGGACTTGTTGAACCAGTTAGCACCGGCTCCAACTTTGGTAGCAAGTGCGCCAAAGCCGTAGTAAAGCAAGTCAATAGTTCCATCGCTGTTTACGTTGGTACGTAGCTGGAAGCGTGGTGACTCATACCATGTGTAAGCATCTGGATTAACAACAACCATTGAGTAATCAGCTGTGTTATCGCCACCTGCACCGGTGATGTAACGTGATACGCGTAGATCTAGACCTGCAACAGTTCCACGTAGTGAATCAGGTGAAAGTGCGCCACCTGCGTTTTGTGGGTTAGATGCGATGTAGATCGGGCGGCCGCCATCGTTGTAACTCATGATGTTAGCCCATTGTTCAGGGGTAACAACAATGTTGCGAGCGAAACCTAGAGAAGCTGAGTAAACAGCTGCAGCTGCGCTTGAAATGTACTTCAAGATACCATCTGCGGAGTTAGCTTGACCGGTTGCGTTTAGAGTGCCGCCATTTGCTACACCTGCTGTTACGTAAGAGTCTGTTTCCTTAGCGTATGCGAATTCCATTTGACGAACAAGCTCATCATAGAACGCAGGAGATGAGCGATCAATTAGCTCTACTGTAGTGATTGCGCGACCCTTGAAAGACTTTACGTCTACGTTAATGAACTGTGCAGTTAGCTGTGAATCTGCAACAGGATCATTTTCATCAATCTGATCTACTGTTGGTACAGCGGTGATCTTAGGAATCTGGAAAACTAATCCTGCATCAGGCAATGTACCACGGCTGATTGAATCAATTAGCGGCCTATCAGCATTTGACAAAGGATTTACTACCTCTGTTAGCTGGCGTGTAGGAACCATGCCCGGTGCTGTTGTTGTTTCGTTATCTGCTGCACGAACGTACATAGCAGCTTCCTCGTCACCGAGGAACTTAGCGCGTAGAGTGTTTTCCAAGTACTTAGCCTTAGTAAACTCTAGGCGTGGCTTTGCATAAATTGGTGCTGTAACAGTTGTGCGAGCAGCCTCTACCGCAGGGGTTTCGACCACAGGCTCAACGGTTGCGGTGTCTGGAGTATTCTCCACGACTGCCTCGCTTTCGTTTTGGTTAGTTGTTTCTGCGACTTCATCCTCAGAAGCCGCCACGCTCAATACCTCAGCACTCTTAAATGCTGCGGCTTGAACAAGACTTGTTTCATATAACTTAGATGCTAAAACTTTAATAACGCTGCCTTCGCGCTTGCTGTCAATAACTTCAACACCAACAGACAAGCCTGAACGTAACTGTTCACTTGCCTCAATTAATGCATCATTACCACGTGTCGTGCTGCTGACCTTAAACGTAGCAAAAATACCTTCGTCTGTTTCCTCGTAAGAAACCATACGACCTAGAGGTTTTTTGGCATCATGCTCTAGCAATAGTTTTGGCTTTGGGCTTTCAGGAATCTCAATAGATCCTTTTTCAAAAATTACTTTACCGGCTGAGGTGTATCCGATTTCATTACCGAAAGGAACAATCTTGCCGGTGATTGTGCGTTCCTCTGCATTGCAGGTAATATCGTTAGAGAACGTTAGGCGCATTTGTGTTTCCGTTCGGCGATAGGTTTTCCATTTCCATTGCTTGCTCTATAGTAATTAAACCTAGAGTAAGCATTTTTTCAATGACGGCAAGGCGTTCCAAAGCATTAACAGCTAAGAAAGCATCCTCAACGTCAAACTTAACTATGTTCCCTCGCGCTGTTATGTCATCCATCGATAAACGATCCTGAATTGCGTGGACATACGGCGCAAGGGAAAGTGAAACAAATTGACGGCGTTCATCTTGAACATTTGCATAAGTCATGCTGTTGTTCATGTCTGCCGATATGTAGTATGCAGGTACATTCATCATTCTTGCGATTTGAGTCGCGGTTGATTGCACGGCATCTACGAACATCATGTCGCGAGGTGAAAACGCGGTTGGTTGATAGTCTAAAGTGCTAGTCAAATATGCAGTAGATCTGCGCTCACGTGCAGTTTTCCACGCAGCTAGGATTGATTGCACTTCCTCTTGTGATAAATCTGCACCTGTGTTTTTTAAAACGCCTGAAGGCATCGGAGTAGCAGATGCGACACGCATAGCGGTTTCTAAATCGATTGCGCTGCGTAATGTACGTGCGCCACGTTGCAATACACCTTCATCTAGACCCTGGAATGTAATAAGTGAACCTAAGCCATTCATCGGCACTTCTTTACCATCGACGTAATAACGTACAATGTAATTAGTTAATGGATCTGCATCAAACGAAACACGACCCGGTGCAACCCACTCAAATCTAGCAGGGCGGCCATCATCAAAGTAAGTTTCTGTAACACGCCAATAAGCAATACCATAAAATAATAATGAGTCTACTGTCCATGCAATAGTAGTGCTAAGCGGTTGGTGGATTGAAGGTTGCTCTAGCCATAATGGCTTGCCTAGCTGCTCACCGGTTGATTTTTTGTAAAGCTCTAAAGGAAAGCTAGCAATAGTGCCAGCAATTAAGTTACGGCATCTAGCGACCGCTGGAACAGTCATTGCTTCATCACGAGCAATAGCGGTGAACGCTGTTGGTAAATAATAATTAAAAGCATCGGTCATTAACTGAGGCGCAGCTTGCGCTTCAATTTTAACCGGGCGTAAACGATCGAAAAGACCCATCGCTATATGTTAGCACACAAATCGGACATTTAGGACATAATCGCAGGTTTCGACTGCGGTTTCAATAATTGGTGAACAACCATAGCTAAACCGATAGCAGCTGACACGTCACCAGCAGATTTGCGCCTCACTATGCGCCATCCGGCATCGGTTTCCTTAGCTGCACAATTGTTCATTGAGTTTACAAGGCTATCCTGCCCTGAGTGAACCAATCGCTCGTTCACTATGGCATCTAGTAGATCGCTACACGCCTGATAGAACACTTGACCACTCATATCCTGTATTTTGTAACCAGTCTGCGCTAAACGCTCAGCTACGCTCATCGAGGTATATTTATCAAAGCAAATCATTCTAGGCTTGTATTGCTTAGCCCATTCTGCGACCTCTACGGCCATTTTGAGCTCGTCTATGGCTACCTGTGACTCAAACTGTGCGACAACCCCTACGCCGACCTTGCCATCATCCATGAGCTGCCCTGCAACCAATGAAGCTTGCTTTTTGGTCACAGATATATCCATGCCAAAGATAGTTAGCCTTCCCGGCTCTAGTTTTAGATCCTGAACTGTCAAATCCTCAAATGCGCGATAAGGCCACGGCGATTTAAGCGCGCTAACCCATTGACATAGGGTTTCTGTGCGGCTTGCTTCAGGCGTAGAGGTTGCAATAGCTTCAGCGATAGTTTCCTCATCAATCAAGTAACCAAGTGCCGGGTTAGCCTGATACCAAGCATCCTTATCTGTGATTTTGCAAAAGTCATCGGCTGAGTATTCCCAAAATCCTAAGCTTTTAGGCGGATAGCTCAATGCGCGCTCGCGTAAATTGTTTAGAACTGTGCTGAAAGCATCACCAGCATTAGACGTAAGCAATATCTGACTATTAGGCCTAGCACGTGTGATTGGCTTAGCAGCTGTCCAGGCTTCATCGCTAATTTCGCGTAACTCATCCACAAATAACAGATCCGCGGTCTTACCACGGCTTCCATCTCTTGTTGCCGCGACTATCTCGTATCGAGCCCCCGATATGAGCTCTATCGATTCCTGACCATTGGCCACGCGGATCTGTTTTACTTGGGCTGCAAGTAGTGGGTTGTCCTCAATCACATCACATACCTTGCGAAAGGTATCTAATGCCATTCCCCGATTTGAGGACATAGCCACGATACTACGTTCTCCAAAAACAAACAAGCCGGCAAGGATGCGGATGCGAGCTAAATGGGTTTTTCCGGATTGTCTTGCAATTAATAGCAGATTTGTCTTTCTAATCCATTTATCCTCTTTATCGACCTTGAGCATGTCATCTAGTACGTACTCTTGCCACGGCAGTAGCTTCATTGCCTCGCCGTTCTCATCTTTTAGCTTAGATAGCCACTCTTTAACCTCAGGTAGTCTGCTCTTGCCCCTAATAGGCGCATTTTGTAGGCGTGGCTTTGTATTGCCCTTGCGTATGGCCATTGTCAATTAGCCCCCGACTGACTCGGATTAGTAAATGGTGAATTGTTTTCAATCTTTACGTTTGTTTGTCCGATTTGTCCAGATTTGTCCGGACTTGTCCGAATCGGGGAGATTTGGAACGAAAAGGCAGGGGGA